AGTTCCTACAAATAATAGAAAATCTATTCAAGATACACTTCAGCAAAGAACAATTTGCATTAATACAGTACTACCTTTACCAAGTCCCTACAATAGATAATTGGGATGGAAAGATAGATCTCTCAGATGGAAAGAAAATGATTACAGTTGACTTTGAAACACCTGAGCAGGTTTGGAATGTAATAACTAGCTTAAAAGAAGTAAAGAAATAGTTGCTAGAACGAATCTTTATTCTTATATTTAGGTATAATTAATAAACAAAAACGGTTATGAATTTAGAAATGATTCCTTGTACAAGATGTGGCAATGATATGCCAAAGCTCCGATTAGACAGTTACGGATACGACTTCTGTGTTAACTGCTCAGATGTAAAGCCTAAGGTAGGACGTATTAGAGTAGTAGGAGAAGGAGACTATACAGTAACAGAGCTTGATATCTTAGATCAAGACACTGCTAGAAGACTTCAAGAGATGGAAAATACTTCAAGAGGAGTAAGAAATGTTCCATTAGAGATCTTAAACTATGACGAAGATGAAGTAACAGATGATGCTAAAGCATTAGATGCTGTTATTGAAAAGGCCTTAGATGATGATTTAGAAATCGAAGAGGTAGAAGAAGACTTAGAAGATCTAGAAGATATAGATGATCTAGAAGACGAAGATGAAGACTAAATGCCAGCAGCTAAATTTATATCTAAAGATGATTGCCTCAGAGCAATGGACAATACTAAGAGTAATAGAGGAGCAGCTCGATTTCTTCGTTGCAGCTTTGTCCATTATAAGAAGTATGCCAGAACTTATGTAAACGAAGAAGGAATAACTCTATGGGAGGTTCATAAGAATCCAGCCGGAATAGGTATTCCTAAATATCTTCCTAACAAAGGCAAACAAGCACCCCTTAAGGAATTAATAGAAGGAAAGATATCAGTAGCTTCTTTTGAGCCGGCTAAGATCAAACAGAGACTAATCTTTGAAGGGTACTTGAAAGAGGAATGCAATCGATGTGGCTTTCATGAAGAGAGAGTAACAGATCATAAAATACCTTTGATACTTCAATTCAAGGATAAGAATAAAGTCAACTATGAGCTTACTAATATAGAGCTTATGTGTTACAATTGTTCTTTCCTGTACTCGGTATCACCTATTACCGACAAGCAAGTAGCAGCAGCAGAAGATTCTGTAGACAGACAAGTAAGAGATTTTGATTGGGAGGTAGATGATGCAATGAAAGAGCATCTAGAATCATTAGGACTTTGGAATGAAGTACCAACAGATGGTTCACAATACATCTCAGAAAACTTTAAGAGGAATGAAAAAGAAGACTAAACCTACCAGAGAAAGAATTGTAGCCAACAAGCTTGTAAAGCAATCAGAGCAGAATGAAAAGCTGAGAGAGAAAACAATCAGTAATTCTTTTTGGAAATTGTTTGGAAAATAGTTGCTAGTACGAATCTTTGTTCGTATATTTAGGTATAGAAATTAAAAAAAGGTTATGGCAGAAAAGACAGGCGCTACAGTCAAAAAGATTCACGATTTTAATACCTCAGGTGTATTAGAAGTATGTATCAAAGGAAATTGGTATAGAACTACTTGTAATGAATTCAGATCATTCGATGGTAAGAGAAGAATAACTGAGCCTTTAAAGCAGCCAGGTATTGGAGATAGCTTTAATGATATAGAATTTAGAACGTATGACTATAACGGCCCAGTTTATATCCTTCAGACTAATCTAGAGGTAATTAGAATGGATACAGAGACTATTGTAACTAATCCAAAAATGCCAGTCAATCAAAAATCAGAAGCAAATAGTAATCGTATATGAGAAAATTAGAAATAGAATCTCTAGAAGAATTAGAATCTATCTTCAGAGAAAGATCAGTCGATATGACAAACAATATCAGAGAAGGTATTGAAGAAGCTATGAAGAGTAAGAAGAGGACAGCTATCTTATTTGAAATATTTATGGATGGAATGGAGACTTCTTTTGAAATATCACTTTCAAAAAGAGAATGGATTACAGCTCTAGAGAATTGCTTGAAGCATTACAGCGAGTGGGAGATGGGAGATGAAGCAATTGATACTTATTTACTAATCAAAGAACTGAAAGCATGATAAAGCCTTATGTGAAAGTATTTGTATGTGAGAAGACTGGAATTAAGTCAACTTATACATATAACGGTGCAAGTATTGTAAATGGAATGATAAAAGCTGAGTTCGAATATCCTAAAGAATACTTAGATGAGTTCAATAAAAAGGAAAAAATTAAGAATAATCTTCCGAAAACAAAACAAATGTTCTTAAATCCTGCAACAGGAAAAGAAGTAGGATATTACAGAGCTAAGAATTTAGGCCTTGTAAAATAAATTAAAAAAAGTTTGTGAATTAGTTGCTAGTTACGAAGTTAGTTCGTATATTTAGGTATAGAAATCAATTAAAAACAAAAAGTTATGTTATCAAAATTCACTACAGGTTTAGATTCTTACCTTACAAAAGATCAAGTAAAAGCTTTAGCACCAGTAGCATTTGCTACAGAGCCAACAAGCGATAAAGTAAGTAGTAAATACTTACATGTTAATACTGAGACTATCATCGATGACTTAGAAAAGTTAGGATGGCTTCCAGTAACAGCCTCTCAAAGAAAGGCTAGAAAGTCTGATAAGACTACAATCTTCTCAAAGCACATGGTATCATTTCAGAATCCAGACCTTATGATTAAAGGTAAGAATGGTGATGATGCTTTTCCAAGAATCATTTTAACGAACTCTCATGATGGATTTAATTCTTTTCAGTTTAGAATTGGAATCTACAGATTGGTATGTTCAAATGGATTGGTAGTAGCTGATGAGGAATTCTCAGCATTCAGAATACGTCACACAGGATATACCTTCGAAGAATTAAGAGGAGTAGTAGCACAAGCAGTAGCTGATCTTCCTAATAAGGTAATGATTTTAAATCAAATGCAGTTGAGAGAATTGTCTCCGGTAGAGCAAAGACAATTGGCTATCGATGCAATGCAATTGAGAACAAATAGAATCGATGCTGAATGGGATGAAGAGACTATCCAGGACGTTTTAACTCCTACAAGAGATGCTGATAAAGGAAATGACCTTTGGAAAGTATTTAATGTAATCCAAGAGAAGATTACTCAAGGAGGATATTCAGCAGCATTGAATGGTGCTAAAGTAAGAAAGGTTAGAAAGATTAAATCATTCGAGAAAGATCTAGAGGTTAATCAAAAGCTATTCAAATTAGCTACAGCATTGATCAACTAATGGATAGAGAGAAATATCTACAGATGAGAAGAACTGGCCAATATGACCTTGGCTGGTTCTATCAATACTACCTAGAGCATAAGGATAAGGATAGAATGACTCCTCCCTTTGAAGCTTTTCATCAGGCCTTTAATATGTACTTCCAAATGCATGGAGGTTTTATTCTAGACTATATGGATAAGAAAATGGAAGTAACTAAAATAGAAAACGAACAAGGAAATTTAATTTATATAAACTAAAATGGCAGAAGGCAAAGTAAAAACACCAAAGGAATTGATGGCAGACTTAAAAGGAAATTACATTCAAGTAATTAAAAAGAACGGAAAGACTCATGATAAGCTCTATAAAGATCCTCAGAGAGCGATTAGAGGAGTAGGAGGAGTTGATAATGTAAAATACCTTAGAGAGGTTCTTAAAGAGCAAGTCAATTCAAGATACGTAGAAGTAGATTCATTAACCGGAACACCAGAAAACGAATTATAGTTATGGAAAAATTAGGAATAGTATTAGCAGCATTTGGAATGCTAGTTGTAGTAGCGATTTTATTAGCATGGCCAACACAATGGCTTTGGAATAACGCTTTAGTAGGAGCAGCAGATGGATTTAATCCAATTGGCTTTTGGCAAGCATTAGGAATTAATATCCTATGTGGAATTTTATTTAGAAATAATAACTCAAGTTCAAAGTAATGAAGACAGTTATTAAAGTTTTAGTAGGATTTTTCCTAGGATTAGGATTAGTTCAGTTAGTAGATCTAGGAATGTATCTGCTGAATAGGCCAGATAGTTATCTATTCAACTTAGGAGTATTGATACTTGGAATAGTATTTGTAGCATTTGGATTCTTAGGATTGTATATAATGAAAATAATCAAGCCTGAGGAAGAAGTAAAAGAAGAGGTTAAACAGGAAAAAGAAGAATAGTTATGGTAGTATTATTAGTAATATTAATTGTAGGCTTATTAGTTTTAGGAATTATAGAAACTGTTACAGCATTTGATTTAGGATCTCCAATCTCAGACAAAGACATCTCAGATTATTTAGATAGAATTGAAAATGAAAATCTTATAAATGGAATAACTTTAAGATGGAATGACAAATATGTTCTTAATGTAAAAGGGTATACAATTAGACATCATAGTAATCCTTCCATTTATCAAACACAGTACTCTATTATATTTCCATATTATATCACTGATGTAGGAGTAATTCCAATATGGAGTAAATCTTATAGTAGAGTTAAGAAGTTATTTAAAGATAACATTGAAAATTCTAGTTATAGAACAGATAAAAGAAAAAAATTAGGGCTAGAATAGTTGCCTCCTAAGAATATATTTCATATATTTAGGTATAATAATAAACAATTAATTATAAATCAAATTTAAACAAAGAAGTTATGAACAGAATTTTAGTAGCAGTAGGATTAATCCTAGTAGTTTTTGCAGTAACCATGTCATGTGAGAACATTGACTCAGGTAACATTGGTATCAAAGTAAACAAGTTTGGTACAGGAAGAGGGGTAAGTGGAGTAACAGAGTGTACAGGTACAGTCTTTTATAATCCAATCACAACAAACATCTTTGAATTTCCAATCAATATTCGTCATAAAGAGTATACTGACGAAGGATCATTTGTAGTGAATAGTAAAGATGGATCAGAGTTTCATGTTAGTCCAATTGTCAACTATAGAATTAATCCAGATAAAGCCACACAGATCTTTGCAAAATATAGAAAAGACTTAGATGGTATTGAGAATGGATTCCTTAAGACAGCAGTAACAGAAGCATTTAGAATCGTTACCAATGGCTATACAGCTGATCAATTAATCTCAAGTAGAGAAGCATTTGATAATAAAGTAAAAGCTACATTAAGAAAACAATTAGAGCCAGAAGGATTTGTATTGGATCAATTTACAACTAATCTAGAATATCCTACATCATTCAAGAATGCTATTAATGCTAAGAATAATGCAGTACAGAAGGCTTTAATGGCTGAGAATAGAGTTAAACAAGCAGAGGCTGAAGCAAAGATTAAAGTAGCAGAAGCAGAAGGAGATGCTCAATCAACACTTACAAGAGCAAGAGCTGAATCAGAAGCAAATACTTTAAAGCAGAGAACATTAACTCCAATGCTATTGCAACAACAATGGATTGAAGCATGGAGAAAAGGTGGATCTAAAGTACCTCAGTATATTACAAGCGGTGGAGGAAACTTCATGATGACTATAAAATAGTAAAATATATTAAAAATAATTGATAAAAGAGTTGCTAGCGCAGCTCTTTTTTCGTATATTTAGGTATAGAAATCAATTAAAAATAAAGGTTATGAAAGTACAAGATTTAAAAGCAGGTGATAAGTTTAAGATGAATGGACTATCAGTAAGCGGTAAGCAGACTAAGGTTAAATGTGAAATGATCCGATACAATGGAATGGATAAGTACGTTGTAGTATGCCAGGGTATTAGTATACTGGTAGATGGTACTGATGAAGTATTTGTATAACTAGAGGATAAGAGCTATGACAGAAGAAGAATTACAAGTACTGCTTGATGAGGAAGAGACTTACATCAACGAATGGAGAGATAGTTTAACGCAAGAGCAGATTGATTCGATTTAAGAACGAAGGGGAGGGGGCGCAAGACTACTCACCGAAGGTGTCACGCGCAATTTCTCCCAACCCTCCAGGTTGTTGGAGGTAAAATCTAAATAAAAACTATATGAAAACAATTTACAAGTACGAATTAAGATCACAAGATGCTAGTATGAAGCTTCCAAAAGGGGCAGAGATACTTACAGTACAGATTCAAGATGGGAGACCAATGCTATGGGCTTTAGTAGATCCAGAGAATGTATTAGAGGATAGATTTATATCCACTGTTGGTACAGGATGGGAAGTGGAAGACAATATGAAATACATTTGTACATACATGGAAGGATATTTTGTGTGGCATGTATTTGAAATGATACAATAGTATGAAAGTAATATACATGGAACAGACCATTGCTCTTATGTCTCATGGAAGAGCCAGAGAGGTAGAGGAATTAATAGCCTCAGGAGAGGTTAAGAAATCAGAACAAGGAGTTAATTACTTACTAACAATTATAGAGGATGAAGATACAGGAAGTTGAATTGTATAAGAAAAAGTATAAGGGAGTTAAAATAGCTTTCAACTCTAGAAAAGGTGTAGGAAGGATTATAGAAGGAATAGCCGTACAGGTGGTAGAATCTCAGGGCCTTGTTATACTCAGAGACTATGATAACTTCCCTCATTGTATATCAATAATGACATTGGAAGAGATATGAAAAAGTTTTTAGAAATTTATTTAGGGTTCTTTATAGCCTTGCCATTAGCACTTTGTATAGTATTATATGCAATAGGATGTTTTATGACATGGAGTATTCTTGAACCAAATATTGAATGGGCCTATGTTAGGTTGTATATGGTAATGGCTCTTATAGTATCAATATTTTTAGCAGCGGATGAATAATATGAAAAAGCTAATAGGAAATCTTTATTGGAGAATATGTAGAAGGATAGGTTATATTATTACCCTTAGAGACTATTATGATCCAAAGACATTCACTCTAGTAAAAAAGAATAGTCATATGGCCTTATTAAAACATATAGGTAAGGTAGATGAACATGGACATATAAAGGTAAAAGAAGTTTGGCAAATACAAATTAAAAAGATATGACCGTAAAAGAACTAATTGAAAGTCTAAGTAAGATAGAAGACCAAGACATAAAGGTAATGACAAAAGGATATGAAGGAGGAGTAAATGATATGGTAATAGGAAATGGTATAGATAATAATACTCCAGCAATCATACATGTAGCCTTAGATGTAAATACAGAATGGTATTACGGTACACATGAAAGAGTAGATGATATGTACGGCAGTACTAATAGTGATTATCATATAGTAAAGGCAATTATTCTATAGTATGGAAGTATGGGGAATAAATAAGTTAAAGGATCCTAATTCAAATCATATAATACGAAAGGTAGTAAAGAGGAGAGAACAATTAAAGGAAAGAGAACAGACACCTAAGGTAATAAAGGAATTAAAGGGCCTAGAAGACAGGATGAAGATAGGAGAAATGCTATTGGAAAGATGGCGAGAGACCCATTCATAGACCCATTCCATACCCGTTTCTCTACCCGTTCGATACCCGTTTATACATACGTATCACGTACGGGAGATATAAGGAGAGACATAGAGAGAACTACTGAGATACATAGTAAAAGGTGAAGGACTTTGATTAAACATAAAGGGTAGAAAAACCATACAAAGAGTATAAAGACATAGAGTACTAGGTAAGAAAAGGTACTGTACAGTATATACGATGTGTAAGAAAGAGGATAAGGCTAGGTAAAATAAGGATAGGAAAAATGTGGCGGGTGTGTCTCCTTAATAGTTTTTTTCTATAATAAGGAAAACCTATAGTAGATACCCGTTCTATAGCCCCGTTTCACTCTCTAGTAACCCGATTGGTTACCCGTTACAAACCCGTTCTAGCTACCCGTTTTGTTACCCGTCTAGTGACCCAATTGAGACCCGTTCTCTTTACCTGTTTGGAACCCGTTTCTTTCCCCGGTAGAAACCAGGTACTTATCCCCTTCGGGGGTAAAAAGCCTATAAAAGAGTTGCTTATATGGCCTATGGTTCTTATCTTTAGGTATATAAAAACAAATAATCATATGGTAAAGGAATTAAATAAGGTAATAGGAAAGGATTGTTCATGTAATAATTCTCCTACACTGAGGGCTAAATTGCTTACGGTAACTTCTCTTTGGTGCTTACTTGAAGTAACTCCTACTATGTATAATAGGAACCAATGGAGTAATATCTCAGTGGGTAAGAAATTTAAGCTTCCTATTCAGACGGTTCACAATATGTATTTTTATTAAACCTATACCTATGAAACAGATTCAGATTACAATGCAAGAGCGATGGGCAGCCTCACGGCATACCATTCAGAAGTCTAAGAAGACCTACACCAGGAAGGAGAAGCACTCCTCTTCCAAGCAGGGGCCTCACAAGGGCCCTTTCCTTTTATCTAAAGCTTTCCTTTAAGTAAAATATTCAGTTAAAGCATCACTTTAAGTTAAAGTAACAGTTTAAGTTAAAGCTTTGCTTTAAGTAACGAACATGGCGTACCGGCCCGTCTACTCTTCCGACTCTCTTTCAAAGCCAGGCCCCGTATTCCCTTCTAACATACCTAAAGATACGAACGATCTTTGTTACTAGCAACTATTTTAGTAACTTTTTTTTAATTTATAATGAGTATAAATAACGTATAAGAGTTGGACCGTATGTATAAAGTCCGTATATTTAGGTATCAATAATTAAAACATAGAAAAAATGATAAACAACATCAAAGATTTAACGGTAGTAAATTGGATAGGAGATAGAGAGGGTATCTTCCAGGCCATTACAAAAGTACCAGCAGGCTTTATGATAGCTACAGAGATAGGTTCTGATATACCTTCTCTTAATAGATGGAAGAAAGGAGCTCTTCAGACTATCCAGTTCAAAGGTAAAGGGACTAACTATTGGACAACAGTATTTGCTAAGAAAGGTACAAAGGTAATCTTATTAGATGAGAAGTTAGCTGAGAAGGTAGAGGTAGGAACAATCAATCAATTGTTCTATAATACAAATCTAATGGATCACAATCAATATAAAGCTGTAAATGCTAAGACTTGGGCAGATAAAGCTTTCTTATTAAACGAATAGAGATATGAAAAAAATAGTACTACCAGGAATTATCTACTATGAAGTAGAATTAAAAGGAGTTTCTTTTATGTCCTTTAATCCTCAGGAATTAATTGTTAGAATGGCCCAAGCAAATTTATCTTTAAATTAATTAAAAAAAGTTGTATAAAAAGTTGCTCGTTTAAATTTTAGTTCTTATATTTAGGTATCAATAATTAAAACAATATAAACTATGGGTTATTCAACTATGTTAATGGGAAAAGGTTTTGACCAACCAAGAAATTCAGTTAAACAAATTGTTCAGTATTTAATCGAAAATCCTTTTCAAACTGAAACTGAAATTCAAGAAAATGTTTTTGACTATTTTCGATATGGTTATAGACAAATTGAAACAAATAAAAAATACGCGGACTTATTAAGACGTGGACTTCAAAAAGGTCTGTATAAAAGATTTCTATGGAAAAAGAAAAACGATAGTAGAAATCTATATCGTTATTATGTTCCAACTTCAGTTAAAGAAAACTTTTTAAAAAATAACTAGTAAAATAGTTGCCCCTTCGGGGGCTATTTCTTATCTTTAGATATCAATAATTAAAACAGATAAAAACATGAAAACATTATTAGAAAAAGCAAAAGCGATTTTAATTTCTCAAGCGAATGATTTGTACGATATTAGAAAAGAAGATTTAGATTTTGATGCTCTGTCATATAGAGCTCATTATTCGAATCTCGGAGAATTAGTATTTCAAATTGACGCTTACGAATCATTCGGAGATGTTATTAAAGATTTAGAAGATGATAATCTTCAAGAATTGGGATATTTCGGAGCAGATGAAGATTTGCTTGATGAATTTTTAAAAGCAGTAATGAAAAATAATTAATAAAAAAGTTGCTCAATTGAATTAAAGTTCATATATTTAGATATCAATAATTAAAACATATAAAATCATGGCAAAAAAAACTTATCAAAGCACTGACGGGACGTCATTTCACGGAATTACAATTCGAGCTTCAGTTGATCAATTAACAAAAGCTTTCGGAGATCCGACGATTGTCGATAATACAGGAGATGACAAAGTGAATTTTGAATGGGATATGGAAACTGATGAAGGGGAAGTATTTGCGATTTACGATTGGAAATATTATCGTCCATTATCATCAGATGAAATTGTAACGTGGAATATCGGAGCAATGAGTAAATCAGTTTCAAATGATGCTGAAAGAGAATTGTTAAAAGCCCTGTAAAAAGGGCTTAAAAATAAATTAAAAAAAGTTGTTAAAATAGTTGCCAGTTTAAATTAATGTTCGTATATTTAGGTATCAATAATTAAAACATATAACATTATGACAAGATTAAATTTATTAGAGGATCAAAAAGCAATCCTTACAGTTAAGAAAGAAGCATTAGAAAGTAAAAGAGGAGACATCTATGTAAGAGAGCAAAAAGCTTTATCAGATGCCTTAGTAGGATTTTATGGAGTATTTCCATATGATGTAGAAGTCGAAGTAACTAGAGGGTCTGTTTATTTTAAAATGGCTCATCCAGAATTTACTTACAAGAAGGAATTATTCAGCCTTTATTTAAGAGAGAATTGGAATTTTGAAGAAGGTAAAGATAAAAGATCTTATACAGGGATTGATTTATCTTACTATACAACTTCAACAAAAGGAGTTGATGCTTGGGAGTTGAAGAGATTACAAATGTTAGGAACGATTGCAGGAATTATTCATGAAAAGCATGATGAAATAGTTGAAGCTGCAAATGAAGCTGTATTTCCTTTCAAGGAGCAATATAATGCAGTGTTTAAAGAAATGCAAGATTTAGGAAGAGAGATTAGTGGAGTTGATAATTTGATTACTTTCTTAGAGAAAGAAAAGATTGAAATGGATTTGAAAGGGCAGGGAGTTGATTTTGAGAAAGGAAGAAATATTCAATTGAAATGGAACTACTCTCCGAATGTAGTAAGCATCAGATTAACTGATATTTCTAAATCAGGAAAGACAGGTACTGCAGTCTTTAAATGGGCTCATGGAGGAAATGCCTCTCAAGAAGAAAAAGTAAACGTTAGTTCTATAATTGATCAAGTTCATGGACTACGTAAAGATATTGTTCAGCACACTTTAGCTGAATAGTTTTTAATTATTGATCGAAGAAAGGGCTCCTATTAGGGGCCTTTTTGGGTTAAAATAGTTTGTGAAATAGTTGCTAGTTACTAATCTATTTCGTATATTTAGGTATCAATAATTAAAAAGATATATTATGAAAGAAGTTAGAGAGTACTTTGATTTGAATTATGGTTATGTTGATCTAGGAGGAATAGATGATCATGTATTAGAGAGTTTTTTATCTCGATCTTATTTGACTGATTTAAGTTTTGTAAGAAAGATGGATTGTTTATATGACTATATTCTTTCTCAGGATTTATGTAATGTTCAAGAGTAATTAATATTAATTTAAAAAATAAGACTATGACTAAATTATTTAGAGATGTAAACTACTACATCGTACAGGCTTCTAATAGCACACAAAGAGAATTTGAATTGGACTTCGCAGATGTTATAGAGGTCTATGATACAAATTCCATAACATTAACTACTGAAGATAAAAGAGAGGTAGTTATTAGTTGGTGTGAGAAAGGTTATTTCAAATCTTACTTCATACAAGAAGAAACAATGTTAATGCAATTACATCCAGGAATGGTAGAAGAAGTAATCTCTATGTTAAGACATATGGAGATAGATGGAGAAACAATGCAACATATAATAGAGAAGGTTGGACTAGAAGATCAAATGACTAGACAATTAATGTTTTCAGCTGATAGAGGGTATGTAGAAGACCTTTGGGAAGAGCTAATAGAGTTGGAAAAAAGTCATGATTAAAGTTGCTAGTTACAAAGTTATTTCATATATTTAGATATCAATAATTAAAACATATAAAATCATGGCTACATTAATCAAAGATCAAAAAGAAGTTACATTTGTACAAGGAGAGAGAGTTCAATTCTCTATGAGCAATAACGATGATAATTATTCTCCAAGTCGTAGAATAGTTTATGGAACAGTTGGAAATATAAACAAAGTCTCTATGATTGTTCAAGGAGTGGATGGAAATCTATATAGAGTAATGAAGCATGAGGTTAAAAAATATGTTGATCCTTTTGCATAAAATAGTTGCTAGTTACAAAGTTAGTTCATATATTTAGGTATCAATAATTAAAACAAATAAAATCATGGCAAAAGCATTTAAAGAATTAAAGTTGATTAAAGCAAGATTCATTGAAGAGATTGATGAACTAATTGCAGAGTACAAAGAAGCAGGAACATCTCTTGATGATGTTGACTTTGAAGAAGAATTATGTCAAACACTTTCGGACATTATTGATGATGTCAAAGAGAGAGATTGGGAAAGATCTTTTTAAAATAAAGTTGCTAGTTACAAAGTTAGTTCATATATTTAGGTATCAAAATTAATTAATCAATAATTAAAAACAAATCATTATGAAAAAAGAATTCGTATTACAGTTAGTGGAAAATTCAGCATCTTCAATCTTCAGTAGAGAAGATGTTATTAAGCTTATCAATTCAGTTGAAGGAGGAGGAAGAGTAATTTCAGTAGATGATATTGAAAGAGCAATTGATAAAGTTATTAGCTGGGCTGATAATAATGAATCGGATATTGTTGACTTTGATTCAGTAGAGTTTGAAATAAGTTATAATAATAGAATTGAAGTAACTAATGTTCCTCTTCAATTGGAAAACTTAAGAGAAGCTTTAGAGAATAACTTTATGGACTTTGGTGAAGCAGATGATTTAGTTGAATTAGAGAGAGTTGATGAAGAAAGAGATGATGAATAAAAGTTGCCTCTTCGGAGGCTTCTTCTTATCTTTAGGTATCATTAATAATTAAAACTATAACATCATGGAAGATTTAAAACAATTTTTAGAAACATCGTTTAAAGGATTAGAGAGAGGAATAGTTGCAACTCCAAAATCGAGAGAAGATCTAGAATCATTTGCAAAAGCTAATCAAGGGTCAATGGATATATTATTAATGCAGATGGCTATGAACTTTGGTTATAAGATAGCATTAGAGAATGTTCAAGCTGTATTAGATAGTGAGGCAGTTTAGATGAGTGAGCAATGTATAAAGGGTAAGTGGAAGTTAAGAGCTCCTAGTAAGCTTCCTAAGTCTACTGCCCCTATGGTAGGGATGGTCTATGAAGGAGTTGATAAGTTCTTTGGAAGAAGAACGGTAGGAGTTCTAGTAGAGATGTTTGATCAGAACGATGAAGCAGTCTTAAGAACAGTAGAAAATAAATTAGTCTCAGTAGATATTAAATCATTAAAAGTAATCATAGTATGACGATAGAAGTCACAATACCACAAAGCATATTAAACACTTGTAGGGAGTGTGGATGGAATGAATTAGAAGCTGCAGAGTATTTTAATAAGTATCTTACTGAGGTAATCAATCATCCTTATGGGCAATTTGAGCAAGACTTCGGAATGTGGCTAGAAGATTTAGAGGAAGAAAGTTAGTTAAAGAGTTGCTATCCTCAATAAGAGTTCTTATATTTAGGTATCAATAATTAAAACAAGATACATTATGACAAGAGAAGATTTTATTGCAGGAGTGGAGTTCGAGATTAAAGGCAATTACTTTAAGCTGGATAGGGATCAAAGATCTATTACAAAGGTCTTTAGAACATCTGATAGGAGTACAGTAGTAATGGAGGACTATCATATGAATGTAGAGAGGATAGGTAGAGTAAGATTTGAAACCTATTCTTACATGCTAGGTAAGAGAGTAGATAGGAAGATTAGGTTTGAGGACCTAGAAGTTTTTAAGGGTTAGTCTTCGGACTAACTTTTTTTTTGACCGGTGGTCAAGGTGATGTCACGGTGAGGTCAAGTTGAGAGAAGTTTGATAGTTAAGTTCCCTCAACGGGTAGCTACTCGGGTATCCGGAGCCACATAGAGTTGTATATTTCTGATGAAAATTGAGGTATGGGGGTATATATTTATATATACTACATAGCTTTAAGAGAGATGTTGTTATGGACCCAACCAATCCAATCCTAGTCCTTCCGAAGAAGAATTACTGCCCAAGGTGTCCTCTCTCTCAAGTTTGATCTATATAGCTGCTAAACCCTAGCACGGTTACCACCTATACCCCTAACCTACCTCTTATGTTGTATCTTATCAGATTTGTTTCTTATATTTAATATAGAACCTTTTAGGTAATTTTCCAACTACCCCCAGTTTTTTTTCCGGAAAATTTTTCGTTATAGGTTAAGTATATATTTATATAAGATGAAAAAGCTAAATAGCGATGATCTTTTCAATATATTTTCCATAGGAGATGAAGAGATTTACAAAGAACACAAGATAGAGGATATGATGGATAATACCTTCATACTTTTTGGCATGGTTGTCAGAGGTGTGGAGAATTACTTCATTATAGACAAAATGTATGCCAATAGATATCAGGAAAGGTATGGCTCCGTAAGAGAAAATATAAAGCTAAAGTACTTTAACGGCCTTGTAAATTACCTTGAGAGGGTTAAGGATATAAAGGCAGATACAGTAGAAGAGCTAAAGGATGAATTTGGTCCCCAGGCCATTAAATATGCTTTAGAAGAAATGCTTGAATTCTACAAAGAATTAGAGATGTACGAGAAATGTGCAATTATTTTTAAGTTTTATGAACTTTTCTTTAAGAAATAGTTGCTATAACCAATCTTTCTTCTTATATTTAGGTATAGAAATCAATTAAAAATAAAGGTTATGTTAGTATCTATTTTAAACACAATTTTTTCGGTACCGTATTTAGTGGTAGGTGTGCTTATAGCAGCCTTGCTAGATATAGCAATTCACTACACAAAGGCTACCACCCGGTTTACTTTACTTGAAATATGGGGATGTGTGATGTGTTGGCCTGCAGTTCTTGTACTTCTGTTTTTTGCATTTATTTTCGGACAAAAAGAGTAAATTATGTATAAAGATAAAATTAGTATGGCAGAGGCCATGTCCTTGGAATTAGTAGGAGAGATTACAATTGTTGATTCTTCACCAGAATCTGTTTTGGCTTACCCTAAAGTTGGTAAGAAATGGAAAGAAGCATTTATTGCTTTACAATCCAAATACAGACATGTATCTCCAGAAAAACTCCTTACCTTTCTATCGGCAAAATATCTTATAGAGGTATCTGAAGGCATAGTAGATAAAGATACCAATACCTATTCCTGGAGATATTTCCATGGTATAGAGAATTCTAAGATAAAAGAGAAGTCTACAGACGATATCGAGTATGTTTACGTTCTGGTTAATCCCGGGTATACTTCCTTGGTTAAGATAGGAATGACCATTCATGACGTTCCTAGGAGAGTCACGGCAATAAACGCTACAGCCACGGTTGAGGAATGGGTTCCGAAATTTGCTTTACCTTTGAAAAAGGGTACGGCTATGAGAGTAGAAAAAGCTGTTCATAAGCATTTTAGTTCCGTTAGGGTTTCTTCCGATAAAGGCGGTTCTAGAGAGTTTTTTAAAGTTACTCCTTTTGAGGCTTTTGATAAGATTCGTGAGGTAGGAGCATTGTTTACTGTAGGGGAATGTATAATTTATTAGAATATATAAGAAATCTTGCGAACTTAACAGGTGTCTGGGGAGGATATATAAAAATCTTGCGCGGCGATTCTTCGAAAATAACTTATAAAATAGTTGCCCCTTCCCTTTTTTCTTCGTATATTTAGGTACAATCAAAAAATAGTGTTATGAAACAGTTGAAAAATTTATTTCTTTTATTACTTTCTTTATTCGTTTTTAGTTGTTCTACTCCTGAAATTGAGCCTGATGTATGTTTAAATGGTAATTGCGGTGCTGAATTTTGGGTAGATACTCAAGGTCATCCTGGAACTTACCAAGACGGGCAAGGAGTTTGGCATATAAAACACGCTGGATTGAATTATTTTACTGTAAAAGGTACTGTAAATGAGTTAGATCCTCACTATGTTATCAATGGGATTCCACTGGTAAGTGTAGGTTTTGATTCTAATTTCTTCTATACACCGGGGAATGTAATATGGACTTACCCTGTTTATTCCTACTTAGGGTTATGGTCTAGTAATCAAATGAACACACCTATCCCTGTCGGAACTCAGACTTACACCTTTCCACAGCTTATAGGGCAGACAAATATAATGAACCTAACAGGATATACAATTCAACGCAATCCCAATGTAAATGTGAATCACCCAGCATATAAGACGTATTTCGCTACTTACAGTAAATATACTTACAGACCTCAGCAGTCTATGACGTTTTTTACAGACTTTATAGGTAGAACAGCAACAATCTATATAGAGGTAACTCTAGGAGAAAACAAGAAAACAGTATTAAAAGAGCTAAAAGTAATGTTCGAACTGTAAGAGTTGTTTCCCAAAAAAAAAGTTCATACCTTACCCCTATATGGATTTATAAAGTATAAAGAAGTATTAATAAATTAAAAATAAAAAAATGAGAAACAAAGACTTGTTTACACAGAAATTAGAGAGATTTGAATCCGAAGTAAAGAAAATAGGGTATCATATTCATCGTAACGAGCAATCAGAAGCGTATGAAAAGGTACAGGAATTACTAGAAAAGATAGGGGATCTTAGAACTTTATTAAATACAGAATCTCAAGACTAATGAATCTTTCGGCAGAACAAATAGAAAAGAATTGGGAGAAGCATCTTAAAATTGTAGATACTTTTATAACAGGTGACCGTAGGGATAAGTTAAAAGCTCTTTACCTAGACCTATCCGATGAAATGATTATGGCTCCTGCCTCCGGAAAGACTTTCTACCATAATGCTTTCCCGGGAGGGTATATTGACCACGTTAACCGTGTTGTTCATTGTGCTTTAAAAACGAAAGCACTATGGGAAGAAATGGGTACTTCTATAGACTTTACCGATGAAGAGTTAGTTTTTGCTGCTCTTAATCATGATTTAGGTAAAATAGGTTCTAAAGGAAAACCTAATTATATTCAACAAACAGATAAATGGAGACAAGATAAATTAAATGAAATGTATACTCCTAATAAGGATTTAACCTTCATGCTTATACAAGACCGTTCTTTATTCACCCTGCAGCAATATGGTATAGCTTTAACTGAGAGAGAATTCTTAGCTATTAAATTACATGATGGATTATATGATGATGTAAACAAACCCTACTACATGTCTTTTAGTCCAGATGCTAAATTTAAAACTAATTTAGTGTATATTCTTCATAATGCAGATTTTTTAGCATCTAAAATAGAATACGATAATTGGAAACTCTCAGGAGGTTCTACAGAAAATAAAGCAGAGAAAACTAAAGCAAGTACAGGTAGAACAGTTAATGCTTCAGAAGGGTTAATGAATTTAGTAAAAAATATTTAAACAATGGAAATAGTATTATCAATTTTAGTATTAATTATTCTAGTTCTAACTTATGTGGTTTACAATTTAAACCGTAAAGTAATTAAACAGGAAGATGTGTTAGAGTACCAAGTTGACTATCTAAGAAAAGTTTCGTATCTTATTAGTGAATCAAAAATTTACGTTGAACAATTAGATGAGTCAGGAGCATTTAGATCAGATGATGAGGTAGGAGTTTTCTTTAATTTTATGAAAGAAATACAAGATACAATAAATGATTTCCGTCTCCCAGAAGAGTATGGCAAAACCACCAAATAAAGATAATTACTATTTCACACAAGAAACAGAGGATGCAATCGTAAGATATAACGCATCCTCTGATCCTGTTTTTAGAGATACGGTATTTAAGAAAGAGATATACCACCCACTTTACAAGCTAGCAGAGAATATTATACATACTTTTAAGTTTTATTACTTAGATGTAGATAGTATAGAGGATTTAAAGTTAGATGTAGTTAGTATGCTTGTAGAAGAAAAACTTCATAGATTTGACGCTACCAATGGCGCTAAAGCGTTTTCATACTTTCAAACAATAGTAAAGAGATGGCTTATAAATTATAATAATCGTAATTATAAGAAGTTAAAACAAGTAGGATCTTTTGAAGAAATGGAAGATTCTTACGAAACAGAAGGAGCACCAGATTCTGAAAGACGAATAGCCTTAGCATCTATAGTTAATTTTTTTATAGAAAGCAGTTACGACAGTATGGAGGAGCTTTTTCCTAAAGAACAAGATCAAAGAGTAGCAGACGCTATACTCACCCTATTTAGAACACGTCATGATTTAGAAATTTTTCGAAAGAAAGCTCTCTACATCTACATAAGAGAGATGACTGACTGTGAAACACCTACCCTCACCAAGGTTATATCTAAACTCAAAGAAGAATTTTATAAAATATACAAATCTTACCAAGATGCAGGATTTTCTATTCAATAAGATATAAACAGATATTTATATAATAAATAGACTATGGGATTAGATACAACAATATTCGGGAAAAAGACCGTTTCTGATGTTCTAAAAGAAATTTACGATAATTCTAAGAATAAAGAAAAACAAATCAACGCTCTTATCGGAGAGTTGAAACCTCTTGTTGAGAACATAGGAGATGCAACTTTAGTTGTTCCTATGATAAAAGAGTATTTAGAGGTTGGAGTAAAGAATGATGAACATCTTATTAAAATGGTAGCACTTGTTCAAAGACTAGAAGGTACAGCAAAAGGATCTGAAGCAGACTTCTTCAACCCAGAAGAGCTTGCAAAACTAATGGAACAGAGCGAAGAGCTTGGAAAGCAATTAGATAAAAAAGACGAAGAGTAATGGCAGTTAAGTCGCATTTTACACCCAGTAAAGGTTCTTCAGGAAGCTCTACAGGCGGTTCAGGAGCAGGGAATCAATACGGAAGAGTAGTTAGTACTATTTTATCTGCAAATGACCCTAACTGTAAAGATCCGTCCATGTTAAATGGAGTATACTATAGAGCTGCTAAAATCGCAGGTGATGAAAGTGAGATAGATACTCTACTATTTGCATACCAAGGAAGTGCGACAATAAGAGTTATTCCTATGGAAGGTGAGATGGTTCAAATAGAATCAGCTCCTGGAGCTAATAGCCAAGGAACAGTTGGTGCAACAGTCAAATACTGGACTAAAATAGTAAACGTTTGGAACTCCCCACATCATAATGCCTCTCCAGATACTAAACAAGTAGGGTGGCAAGACAGGTTAATAGGCGGAGCTAAAGAAGAAGCTAATATAAATCCACTACAAGCAGCACCGGGAGATACTTTAATAGAAGGTAGATTAGGACAGTCTATAAGGTTTGGAGGAAATAAAGGAGCAGAATCTACATTAATTGGAGATTCAAATAACGGAAGCCCTCTAATCATTATAAGTAACGGACAAATAGTTACAGATAACGGAATAGATCCTATAGAGGAGAATATAAATGATGATTTTAACTCACTGTATTTTACATCTAAACATGTAATACCTCTTAAATCTATTAATACAAAAAGAGATTCTTACGATGTACCGCCGATAACCTCAGATAAGTATTTAGGTAATCAAGTACTTTTAAACGGAGGAAGACTTTATTTTAATGCAAAAGAAGATAGTGCTTTTATTTCTGCTAAAGAATCCATAGGATTAAATGCAAGAACTTTAAATTTTGATGCAATAGACTATATGTGTGTAGATGCCAAGCAGATATACTTAGGGGTAAAAGCTAGAACAGCAAGAACAAAAGAGCCTGTAATCTTAGGAAGACAGTTAGAAAACTGGATGAATTCTCTATTAGATGCACTAAGCAGTGTAGCATCTGCATTATCATCAGCCGCTGCAGTAAGTGGAGGGCCGGTAACACAGTTAAATGCAGCAGGACCAGAACTACAAGCAGTTGTGAAGTCTTTACGAACTCAAATAAAACAATTTCAATCAAATAAAGTCTTCACAGAGTAATGGCAGATACAAAATTAACACCAGAACAATTACAAGTTCAAGCAACTGCTCTAAAAGAAGTAGCATACGAAAAACTCGCTAAAGCAGAAGAAGGTATAGAGAGAGCTAAGAAATTTGCAGCATCTCAAGGAAGACTTACTAAAGTATCTGCAGCATTAGAGAAAGCACAAGCAGCTCAAGCACAGTTTAACGAAACAAAAGCAAAATTTGAAGCGTACAAAGCTAAAGCAGAAGCTGCAGCTAAGAAAGCAAAAGAGCTTAAAAGAAAACTTGAAGAAACTAAAGCACTATTAAAAGCAGCAGGACCTTCTGCAAAAGGAATTGCAGGAGTAATTGCAGTACAGATAGGGGGAATGAGAGGAAAACTTATTGCTCAAATACAGCAAAGAGTATTAGAGTCACTAAGTAAGTTTGTGAATGAATGTCCAAATGCAAAAGAACTTCAAAAGATTATAAAAATTAAAAATAATCTCTCAAAAAATATAGGAGCTTTTCAAAAAAGAGCACAGAAGTTTAAGAGTACAGCAGGACAATTAGTAAGAATAGCAAGTACAGTTAGAGTAGCTATTACTGTTATTAAAAACATTCCAACCCCGACAGCAATTATACCTCCAGGAAGTCCAGGAGGATTAGGGGTTCCTATGAATATCCTTAATAGATACTCAGATAAGTTAATACAGTTAGATAAACTTGTAGAAAAGTATACAAATGAAGGTACAGCAATACTTTCAACAGTAGAAGGGATAATACCGCCTATTGATAATATAAAAAACAGATTAGATTCAATAGATATTGCAATTCAACAATGCAGTACCGATACAGCAACGACTTTAGATTTAGCTAGTATACTAGCAACCGCACAGCCAAAAGATAATACAGGTTCAGAAGGGACACCTATAGATGTACTAACAGGTCAACCTGATCCAAAATACACTTATAGAGGGTATACTTTAGCAGTTGTACAAGATCCTAACTCTCCAAAAGTAGCTCCAAGGAGATTTGCTGTAGCAAAAGATGGAAGGGGGATAGTTGTACTAAAAGGACAGCCATCTTTTAGTTCTTCTACAGATATACTTCTAGAGGAATTGAAATTTAGAATAGATAATCAATTACCATAACATAACTATTTATTAATATGAAGTTAGATTTATTAAAAAAATTAATCAAAGAAGCAGTAAAAGAAGCGGTTCGTGAAGAATTAGCAATAGTTCTTTCTGAAGATGTAAGAACTGCCTCTAAAACTCCTATAGTACAGCATGTGACAAAGTATGCAGAACATAAACCAATAGTTGCAAAACCAGTACCTACAGGGAATCCAATTATGGATCTAATGAATGAGACAAAACATTCAATGACTCAAGGAGAATATCAAAACCTAGTAAGTGCTACATCTGATATGGTTCAAGCACCTGGATTAGGAATGAACCCAATAACAGAGAATTTCAGACAAGGTCCTGAACCGGGATTAGATATTTCACAGTTTGATTTTATGATGAGAGCAGGAGATGTGTACAAGGCATCAGTACAGAAAGATAAAGAAAGATTTGGAGCATAATGGCATTTAACGTACAGAAAATACATCCAATAGATTTACAACCTAGGAAAGCAGTTGGCGTTAGTCTTCCGTTCTCCTCTAAAGCTGTATTTAACTCTACGTATACAACCCAAGAGGCACTTAAATCTAATTTAATTAACTTCTTCTTAACAGGAAGACAGGAAAGATTCTTAAATCCAAATTTCGGAACAAACCTAAGAGCATTACTATTCAACCAGATGACACCTGATACTCAGGAAGAGATCAAAATAGAAGTTAGAAGAGGAATAGCTGATTGGTTTCCAAATATAATAATAGAACAACTATTAGTTGAAGAATCTCCAGACACACATGCAGTAACAATCTACATAAAATATAGTGTAGATCAGACAAATATACAAGACGAATTGTTAATTAATTTCGAACAATAATGGCTCAAGATAGAGATATAAAATATGTAAATAGGGACTTTACTGATTTTAAGACCCAGTTAACTGAGTACGCAAAGAATTACTTCCCAGACGCTTATAATGACTTTTCTCCTACATCACCAGGTATGATGTTTATAGAAATGGCAGCATACGTAGGTGATATTTTATCATTCTATCAAGATACTCAATTACAAGAAACATATTTACAGTACGCTAAAAATCCTGCAAATTTATATAACTTAGCTTATATGATGGGATATCGACCAAAGGTAACAACAGTTTCTGAAGTCGATATAGAAGTATCATGTACAGTACCGCCAGCAGCAAACGGAGAACCAAACTGGGCAGTAGCACCTCAATTAGGAGCTGGAACAGAACTTGCATCTACAACCTCAGGACAAGCTAAATTTATTATAGATAAACCAGTTGATTTCAGCTTCTCTAGTTCGTATAATCCAACATCAGTTGCTGTTTCGCAACTAGATCCACTTACCTATATTCCTACAGAATTTATACTTAGAAAAACAGCTAAAGCATATTCAGGAGAAATAAAGCAAATTACACAAGTGATTGGTACTGTTGAGAAATTTAAAACAATAACAGTAGATGATACTGATATAGTAGGAATTCACTCTATAGAAGATGCTGACGGAAATACATGGTACGAAGTACCTTTCTTAGGACAAGATACTATTTTTAAAGATACACCTAATATAGGAGCATCAGACAGTAATGTAGCTCCTTACTTATTATCATTAGAGAAAGTACCGAGAAGATTTGTTACTAGATTTACCTCTACAGGTCAATTACAGATACAATTTGGATCAGGAGTAACAGGAACTGCAGATACAATACTAACACCAGACCCTACTAATATAGGATTAGGACTTACGCCATTTAATATTAATATTGACTATGCATATGATCCTTCTAACTTCTTAGTTACACAGACTTATGGATTAGCTCCTTCCAATACTACTCTTACCATCAGGTACATAGTAGGAGGAGGAGTAACAGCTAATGTACCTGGAAATACAATTACAACTGTAGTAAATAAGTTTCCATTAGGAAATACAACTAGACAGAATACTGTAGTATTTAATAATCCACAAGCAGCAACTGGAGGTAGAGATGGAGATACAGTAGAGGAATTAAGACAGAATGCTCTTAAATCTTTTAACGAACAAGGTAGAACAGTTTCTTTACAGGATTATATCGTTAGATCTTTATCACTACCGTCAAAATACGGTTCAATTGCAAAAGTATATGTAGCTCAAGACCAGTTATCAAACCCTAATTCTAAAGTAGATAGTATAATAGATAGTAATCCTTTATCACTTTCTATCTATACATTAGCTTATAATAATAACGGAAACCTTATACAAGCAACACCTAACCTGCATAATAACTTAAAAACATACCTATCACAGTACGTATTATTAACAGATGCTATAAACATAAAAGATGCATTTGTAGTTAATATAGAAATCGACTTTGATATAATAGTAAGACCTAACTACTCAGGTAGAGATGTCCTACTTGCTTGTACGAATAGGTTAAAAGATTACTTTAATATTACTAAATGGAATATTAACCAGCCAATTAATTTATCAAGTATATATACATTACTAGATCAAGAGAAAGGAGTACAAACAGTACAGAAAGTTAGAGTACTTAACAAAGCAGGAGGAGACTACTCAGAATATGCATACGATGTAGAAGGAGCAACAAAAAACAATATAGTATATCCTTCTTATGATCCTATGATTTTTGAAGTAAAATACTTAGATAGAGATATTAAAGGAAGAATAACAACACTATAATATGGCAGTATACAGAATATTCCCGGAAAAAGATACATTTATATCAACTGAAGCTGTTTTAGGAAACGCAGGTTTAGATGAAATAATCGAACTAGGAGGATATCCAGACCTAATAGGTACAGGGCAAACCAACCGAATACTTACTAAATACAGTACAGTAGATATAAAAGATGTGATTGCAAACAAGGTAGGAGCAGCTGGGTATAGTGCAAGCCTTAACATGTATTTAGCAGAAGCTTACGAATTACCTGTAGAATATACTGTGTATGCATATCCGGTTTCTGGGGCATGGGATAGCGGAATAGGTAAATTTGGAGATAATCCAACTAATAAAACAGGAGCATCCTGGAAGTATAGACAGACAACAGAAACTAGCCCTTGGGTATTGGGATCATACGCACAATATACTACAGGTTCTTATGATTCCCCACTTACAGGAGGAGGTAACTGGTATACAGCTTCAGCAGGATTTAATATGGAATTTACACAATCCCACAACATTAACTCTACCCACGATGTAAACATAAATGTAACAAGAGCAATACAGTTAATAAACAGCAATACACTGGTAAATGATGGGTTTTTATTAAAACTCCCCGATGATATAGAGTATAATATGTCTTCCTCTATTAGGTTAAAATACTACAGTGCAGACACGAATACTATCTATCCACCATTCTTAGAATTTAAGTGGGACGATAGTGTATATACTACAGGATCTTTATCAGTTCTTTCAAATAGTATTTCAACAATAGGGGTAACAAATAATAAAGGAAAATATCCGGATGTAGGAAAACAGAGATTTAGAATATCTGCAAAACCCAAATACCCAGTTAGAACTTTTACAACCTCTTCAGTCTATTTAAAAAACTACGCTCTTCCATCAGGTTCATACTGGGGATTAAGAGATGAGAATACAGAAGAAATGATTGTTGATTTTGATACACAATTTACAAAAGTTAGTTGTGATCCAACAGGACCTTTCTTTGATGTGTATATGGATGGCTTGCAACCTGAAAGATATTATCGTATATTAGTTAAGACGACGTTAGACGGAAGTACTACAGTAGTAGATGATAAAAACATATTCAAAGTAGTAAGAAATGGCTAATGATATTCAAATAATAAAAACAGTCCATAATAAGACAGAATTTTCTAGGGTAATTGATAAGGGGTTTAAAACATACACTCAACCAGTACCGGAAGAAGATACAGATACACCAGAAGAACTCTTCAGGTTGTATGAAAAATTATATTACGTAATTGATATAGAGGGAGAAGAAGACTCACACGAGTATTTAATAAAAAAGAGTTCAGAATTAATATCTTATGAAAGAGATACAGAAGATATTCAACCTCTTCTAGATGAAATAGCACAGTTAAGAATTCAACTATTACAAGCAAATCAACAAATTCTTGACCTAGAAACAAAAACAGAGTAGATGGCAGAAATAAAGTACACAGCTAATAGAGACATACCAGGGAACATAGCAGGTGTTGAGAGATACTCTACAGAAGATACACAGTTAATCTCTTCCTTTGAGGTAAATAGTTCTTTTGATACCAGTAAGCATGTAGTAGAACTTCACCTACTATCCCTTAGTGATGATATATTATTTAGTGAATACGATTATAGAGGTTACAAACAATTAGGAAATGCTCAATCTTCAGGACAAGAAGGAGCATCAGTACTTACTATAGACCCTATTCAAGATAGTATCTCTTTTGATTACGGTAACGGAGGAATTAAACTACTGTATCACTTTTTAAACGACTTATTTACAGATGACACTTCTGCCGCAGAACTGTACATACAAGATATCTCACCAGATAGAACAGAGTTAAAACTTGCTTCACTAGCATTATCTCCTACAGATTTAGAGAGGTTTACTAATGTAATAAAAAGTAAGTTAGAGAGCGAAGCTTTCTTTAACGAGTTTAGGTTAAATTTTGAAGATAACGACCTACTTATCGGTATTAATATAGATACTCTAGATAATGGTATAGAGAAAGAAGTAACAGTAAAACTATATGAACCATTACCTTTTACTTACGGAATAAAAAGTAAGTTAAGGATAGTTGAATTAGTAGCTGATTCTGTCGCATACGAAGTACAATCTGAGGTAACACCTGAACCGGAAGTATTCCCAACTCTAAAACCTGCCAATTTCAACATAGACATACAGGATGAGAATATAATACCTACCCAGTATTTTAACTATGATGAATTATTTAGTTATCCATTAAATAATGCAAATAGTCAACTATTCTCTTTAGTTAACGAGAAAGGTGTCGATATAAGTATCGATCACACCTCTTATAAAGACTTTATACACTTCTCATCAGCTCAAGAAAGACTACTAAACTTTAAGTATAAATTAGACTTAGTAACATCTTATTCTGCTAGCTTATCATCAATAAACAGTCAAATACCGGGTGCTCAAGGAACATTAGGTTTACAAGGAATATCAGGAAGTAGAACATATTTTGAAGGGTTAATGGAAGGAGTGTTAAATAACTTCGATCATTACGAAAGATTCTTATATTACGAATCAGGTAGTTCTAGTTGGCCAAAATCTAATACTAAGAAACCATATCAAAACCAGGTAAGTAGTACACCTCAATCAATACTTTGGTATACCAACCAAATTGCAGAAGCAATATCGTATGACAATACCAATTATAATTCATTAATATTTTCTATACCATCTTACCTTAGAGAGGATACAAATAATGAGAATTACTTGACATTCATCCATATGATAGGTCAGCATTTTGATAACTTATGGTTATATGCAGATGCAGTAACAGATAAGTATGATGCTGATAATAGAATGAATAAAGGAATCTCTAAAGATTTAGTTGGGGAGGCTTTAAAGAATTTTGGAGTTAAATTATATACTTCAAATAAATCTATTGAAGACTTATTCTCAAGCTTTATAGGACAGGGATACGTATCGGGAAGTGAACATATTAATTTCTATATAACAGGATCACTAACAGGATCACTAACAGGACCTAATACTCCTATAGAACCTTCTTCTTTTGATACTTATGAAAAAGAGATTCAAAAAAGAATTTACCATAACCTTTCTTATTTACTAAAAACAAAAGGTACAGAGAGAGGTCTAAGAGCACTTATAAACTGTTTCGGTATTCCTTCAGACATATTAGATATAAAACTATACGGAGGTAGAAATACAAACGAAAGACCTTTTTACGGAGACTACCAATACTATACAAGTTCTTTAGATAAAATACGAATTGACCATACAGGTAGTATTATACCAGGTAACACATTATCAAGTCATACTTCTATAGTAAAAAGAGATAATAAGTATACAGATGATTTACATGTTATTGAAGTAGGGTTTTCTCCTACCGATAATGTGGATAAGTATATTATATCTAAATCATTAGCAGATCCAAATCTAGCTACATTTAATATAGATCAATATATAGGAAACCCAAGTAGTTTAACACTTCCAGATTACGAAGGACTTTATAAAGTAGCAGAAGACATATTAGGAGATTTATCACAATACGATGTAAGAGCTTTTGTAAGACTAATCAAATTCTTTGATAATGTAATCTTTAAAATGGTTAAGGATTTTATACCTGCTAGAACAGTAGCTGATACAGGTATAATAATTAAGCCAAATTTACTAAATAGATCAAAAGCAAAATCTATAAAAGCATCTGTAGATACAATTACAGGATCAAATATGGATAATGCATTTACATATACATCATCTATCGATACTGCTTTTGCAGAAGGTTACCACGGAGATACTTTTGGATCAGTAGTTGAATACATAGCCTCTTACAAACAAATAGTAGATACCCCAGAAGGACGAAGAATATCTTACCTTAAGGATAAAGAAGAAGCAAAGTTTGATGGAGAATTAGCAAATAGTACGATTAGAGTATCAACAGGAGAGCTTAATAGAAGTAATACATTAAAGAAAGCAATTCCGCCAAAAGTTCAATTTAATGTAAGGTTCTACGAAGGAACACCGCCAGACTTATGTACACTAACTCCAGGAGCTAACGATAGTTTTGTAGTACAGCCAGGTATTCCATATGCATTAGGTCCATTATTTGGAGGAAATGGTGTATCAGCACCACCTAATACATTATATTACTTAGGAACAACTCCTCAAGGAACACCAATACCTTCTACATACACCTTTACAGGTGCACAATATGACGAGACAATTATACATGGGTACGCTAAACTCGGTTGTGATGAAACAGTAAGATTCCGTAATGTAACCTGTTCTCTAGGACCTGATACAGCACCAAGTTATATAGTAGCTGGAACAAGTTATGACCTTGCAAACTGGTTTACATTGAATTTAAACAATCAAGTAGTATACACGGTACAGAAGAATAACACAGCACCAGAAACACTAGGTCCAGGAATCTCTACTTACGTATTTAATGGTGTAACAGGAGACGCCTATACCGTTACTGTAACCGATAAGTACGATACTAATTGTACAAGATCCGTAACAAAACAATTCTATACATGTCTTATACTCCCGCAAGAGTACACCGTATATGATTTATATGCAGGACCTGCAGCCAATGAAGCACTAGTTGTAGATTTCCGAACATTCTTCGAAGGAGAGTTACCAACCGCTACCTATCAATTTCAAACAGTTACTGTAGGGACAAAATTTGCACCAAATCCTAATACATGGATATCAGTACCAGATCCATTTGATTTTATCTTTCTAGGAAAAGCTATATGGATAAAGCTAATAAACGTAGCAGGTGCTTGTGAAAGAGTTATTAAACTTGAAAAAACAGGAGACGGAATTGCACAGGATTACATAGGACTGTCATATGGTAAAACAGCCCCAAATGGAGCATGTACTGCCGGAGCAGTCATAACAGAGAATTCTTCCGCATATGGAAATGGATTTTTTATATCTAACTCGGTATACTATACAAAAATAACCAGCGAACCAAGCTACTCATTTCAACAGCTATGGAACTCAGGTAAACAACTAAGAGCCTTTGGAACAGGAGACCCAATAAACGGATGGTGTAGTGATGGATATATAGCATTACCGTACAGTAACGGATACCCAAACCCATCAGCAATACCTTTATATAATTTTACAGGAACAGCAATAGTGTGCAGTACATTACATGGATACACTGGCCCTTAATACAATAACATAAAAATGGATATAGCAACATTTCTCTTTGTACATCAGACAAACGATACTACTAATATAAACAAAGACGCCCGCATCAACGTAAACTGCGAAGCACACCCTACAGACTCCACTAAAATAATAGTAACAGGAGTTACTGTAACGGTTGCTACAAGGAAAGATTGGAGTCAACAAACATCACCTCTGAATCAAATAGATTTAGAGAATGTGTTACTAACAGCAACTAGTTTACGGTTTGCTGTAAATGAACAGTTATATGAATTACCTATAGTAAGTAGATCTAAATACGCTAATGCTTTTAACAGCCCAACAAGTAATTACTACTACTTTGAAATAACCCCAAAAGAGTTTAATAAAACTCCGAACAATGCCAATGGACTAGGACAAGATCAGGTAAATGTTACTTTCCTACCTTATGTACAAGATGAAAAATACGAGTATAGTGATTTTAATCCACTAATCAGTAATGCATTACAGAACAGAACATCTACATATATACAACAATCCGACAGAGTAGGGTCAGGAGTAAATCCTACAAACCTATCAGAAATATTACAAGAGACAGCAACTCCAGCACAAATACAGGATAGTAGTTACTCATCTACAGGATGGAGTAATGCTAGGTATGTAGGGTCATCAACAGATGCACAGAATTATAAAGGAATTCCACCTGCTATTACTGCCAGAACCTTTGTAGGAGAACAAAACCCATCCTCTTCAGCAGATTTGTCAATATGCTCAAGATCCTTAACAGATAGAATAACATCAGAGTTTCTATTTACAGGAGACCAGGAAGTACCTTCTTTTGAAGGGTTTGTATATACGAAGTATAAACTACTACAATCAAACAACGCTACTGTTACTTCTTTAGAGTATGGATTAGATACTACACCAGAAACAGGTTCTATTGAAATAGGAAGTATATTAGCAGCCAATGACGGTACAATGTTGGCAGAAAGGCTACGAGTAGTTGGAATTAAATTAGGAACAGGAGGCTTACCTAACGTACTAACAGTTACAAGAGGATATTTAAATACACCTACAGGGAGTTTACCTCAAAACAGTAAACTAATGGTAGTAAAGCCTTTACGAATTTTTAAAGTAGATAATGTAAGTGCAAAAATTATAAATTCAACAAATTCTAAAATATGGGTAAAAGATTCAAAAGAAATACTTGATACAGATGAATACGGACTAGTACATAGTAGCAGTAGTCTATGTATAACTTAGAGTTGTATAAAATAATAAAAAAACGTATATTTATAATAAGATAAAAAACATAAAATGGGATACTTAGATAATTCAATTGTAACAGTTGATGCAATTTTAACTAAAAAAGGAAGAGAATTACTTGCAAGAGGTGATGGTTCTTTCAAAATCACTCAATTTGCTTTAGCAGATGATGAGATTGATTACACATTATACAATCCAAATCATCCAAATGGATCAGCTTACTACGGAGAGGCTATTGAAAAAATGCCACTACTGGAAGCATTTCCGGATGAAACTCAAATCATGAAGTATAAGCTTACAACTCTTCCAAGAGGAACAGCTAAGTTACCAATTCTAGATTTAGGATTCTCAGCCATCAGATTAAAACAAGGAGCATCACTTGCTATCACTCCTCAAACACTGAACTACTTAGGATCTTCTCAAACTTTTGAAGCAGGAGGATATGTAGCAACTATTGCAGATGCTAGAGTAACAAATACATTCAACGGGGTAGGAATTAATACCTCAGAGGCTGAAAGATTAAACTCAACTACTACCCTAGGAACAAACGTTTCTAAAGCAGTAATTGGTACTTCTATCAACATAACAGCAACAACAATCAATACGTTATTCGGAGCTAATACAACACTTCAAACAACACTTACAGTAATAGGTAGAGATTCAGGAGCTAGATTAACAATCCCAGTAACCATAGTAAAAGTAAATCAATAACATATGTCATTCAAAAGATTAGATCCAGAAGATATATCCATTAGTGCAGAGTCAGTAGTGACTCCTCTATGGTCTACAAACAGCAAACTGTTAACTTCATTTTTCACATCATCTACTCAAGTAGCTTCTACAGGAGAATATTTTCATAGAATATACAATACAGATATAAACCTAGTTGATACAGCAGTAGCGCAAATGGGAATTACCTATGGAGATAAAGACGGTAAAGGATCAGTAAACTATAACGGAGGTGCAGCAGGTAAATCACCATCTTCAACAATATATGGACAGTATAGAAATTTAGTATTTGGAGATGAAGATACAAATTTTACATTTCAAGGACAGTCTTCTGACTACATCTACGTAATCTCTATCGATAGAGCTAGGTATAAAGAAAAACTTCTACCAGGAAGCTTTAACCTAACACTTTCAGGTTCAGGTGCTGCTAAAATACGTTTAACAGATAATAGTGAAACACTAACAACAATCTCATATGTAGACTCAGGAAGAGTATATGATATTATTAGTGGTTCAAACGGTTACCCATGGGATTGGAACGGTACTACAGCAACTAACGGATATAATACAACTGGAGGAAGCTATGGTAAGTACTTACCAGATGTAGGAGTTATTATTCTTAGTGGAGAAGCATTAGATGATGCTTTTGTAGATGGAGGTCTTGCTTTAGGTACAGCCAGAACAGCTTCACCAGGTACTGATGAAGAGAATATTAAGAAATTTTATAATGCTATCACTAAAGGAGCATATTTTGAATCACAAGCAGAAGAAACAGTATCTTCAAACTACATATTTGTTCGAGTAAGAAATAGTGAATTCAACTACTCAACAAATCCTTCTAACATTACAGGTTCAGGAGAATTGAGACATGATATTATGATTAATACACCTCAAGCGTATTTAACAACAGTAGGCCTATATAACGATAATAATGACCTTTTAGCAGTAGCAAAATTATCTAAACCACTCTTAAAGGATTTCACAAAAGAAGCATTAGTAAGAATCAAGTTGGACTATTAATGAATGAGTGCTTACAAAAAACTAAACAAGCAAGATGCTTACATAACCACATACACTGCCCGAAAATCTTGGGCAGTATCTGGTAGTGATTATAGCGCAAATAGAATAGAGACACTTGTAGGTATCTCCGGTTCTTCAAATTACTACTTACCTACAAACGAAATACAAAGTATTTCATACAAGAGATTAATCTTTCAAAGTACAAATCATTTATATTACAGCTTATTTCAAAGCGGAAGTATAACAACTACAGGATCTTATGACAACTTTCTACAATCCTCTTACACTAGTGGATCTAGAAACATACATTCGTATATAGGGGTTTACTCTATGCCAAGAGATATTGTAGGTACTCACATTGAACCTTTCTCTCTAGAAATAGTTCCTGAAGCAGGAGTCTCTTCAAGTTATGTACTCTCTTCTTACGCCAGAGAAAACGCAGAAGATGATTACGTAGAAGATTTCTTTAACATATACGGATCTACACCAAATGCTTGTAATATAATTGGTAGCGATTACTTGACTAACGAAGGTAACTATGTACAAGAAACACCAGCAGCAGGAGGAGAATATTTAGATACACCAGATGGGTATTCATCTACTATAGTAGATGATGGAGAGGGTAACCTATACTTAAAATGTTCTAGTCCTAGAAAGTATGTAGGAAATGTAATATACACTCACGGTCAGATTATAATCACAGACGAGCTTGTAGCAAACTACCTAATGGACTATGTAGACGGAACAGTTAGATGGAAATCTAATCATCCTATTTATACACATAACTACCACTGTAGGATTAGAGAGTCGGAATTTAACCACACATATAATCCCTCAGCACTAAGTAGTTCAATAAAAACAACATACTATAATGACGGAACAGAGTATTCAAATACACTTGCTTCATCAACAGGAGACTTACATAATAACGTAACAGGAAGCTACTTCCAACCGTATATTACAACAGTCGGATTATACAACGATGCAAATGAACTAATAGCAGTAGGTAAAATGGGTCAACCGGTACCAAAATCTGCAAATACAGATATGACTTTCATTGTAAAAATAGATATATAAAATAAGTAATATGGCAATACAATTAAGAACAAACAAAGCATCAGCACTTACCTATAATGAGATGGATAGGAACTTTTCTTCCTTCTTTTATTCTGCGTCTATAGATAATGGTAATATGCTAAAACTGTGGTATACAGGAAGTAGTACATTAAATACTGCACCAGGAGATGATTTTGGACCAGCTAGGTTTGTACCTATTGATCTACAGCCAACTACAGGAGCAACACCTACACTAGTAGTAGCAGGAGATCCAAGAACTATTCAATTCAGACATAGTACTAATCCTATTCTAGATGCAGACAACGGGTTCTTATACAATACTGCACAGCAATTAGGAATAGGAGTATCGCTTCCTGCTGCAAATGCAAAAATACATGCAAAAGGTACAAACGCTATCCCAGCCACATTAAGACTGGAGAGTACTGTTACAGTAGGTACAAACAGACGAGCTGCTGTAGATTTCTATCAAGGAACAACACTTATGGGAACTATCGGAAGACATGACCATAATGATAATAACCTGTACATAAAATCATGGGCACCTTCTGGAAAATTTGCTGAACTTCAAGACCCAGGGCATATTAGGTTTGTAGTAGGGAGTAATGCAAATTACGGAGCCTTTACACAAGCCGGATTCGGTATAGGTACCTTCTCACCACAACACCTTTTTCATGCAGAAGGTAATGGATTTTTTGCAGGAAGATTAGGAGTAGGAACTGGACCAGGGTCAGCAGCACTACATGTATTCCAGACAGCACAAACAGGGACATTATTAGGAGACTTTCAAACTATTGCTCAATTTGGAATAACACCGCAACAAAACGTAGACTCATTAAAAATACTATCAGTTAGACAGCTAGCTGGAGGAGGAGATTGGTTGAGTAACGGAATGAGAATTCAACAGGATGTTGACGGATCCTACCGTACTTATATACAGTTCAGCGGACAAGGTAACTTACATGGATTCTCAATAGGAACAGGTCAAAGTACAAGTCCACATGCACCAGGAGATATAGGTATAGAAGAGAGATTCAGAATTGATTCATATGGAAATATCTCTATGAACAAATCAATACCTAATGCTAAATTAGATGTAAACGGAGATACTATTGTAACAGGTTCTTTTACAGTAAAAGGAAATACAGTAACAACAGGAACTGCTGCAGTAGGACTTTCATTAACAACAGGAACATCGGCAGCTGTAGGTACAAACCTAACAGTAGGAAATATAGCAACTATATTAAATGTACCAGCAAGTGTTGAATCTAACCCAAGGGTATTAACAGTAAGCCAGACAGCTGGCTCTATAGGGCAGATTCAATATATTACAGGTACTTTTCCACTAGGAGGTATTGTAATGTGGGCAGGGTCACCAACAGCACCTCCAGCAGGTTGGACACTCTGTGATGGTAGAGCACCGGTAGGAGGGGTAACAATTCCAGATTTAAGAGAAAGATTTATTGTAGGAGCAGGAGGAAAGAATAATGAGGTAGTAACATACGATTTTACTACATTTACTATAAATTCAAACTTAACTTTTAATACAGGGAATTCATACGTACAAGGAACGTTTACTAAAGTAAGTAATACTTCTATGGTAACGAATCCTACCCCTAGCACAGCGGTTTTTAATTCTAATATGGGTCAAAGCACACCAGGCACACCGGACATTGGCAGACAATACGCACTATACTCACTAGTAGGTAATAGTGCAAATACATCGTACTTCTTAGTGTATCATCAAGGTCTAGATAATTACGTATTATACAGAGGTTATGTACCTGCAAATGGAACTAATGTAACAACAGGATATCCATACGTACTATTCCCACCAGGATCTATAGCAGTATTATCACAAACAGGTAACCTAGTAACACATAGACCTAATATTAGTACGATACAATGGGTAGCCGATATAAATGGATATACAGTAGGAGAAAAAGGAGGATTTAACAACGTTAAGTTACATACTTCTGAAATGCCTTCACACAATCACGGTTTCACAAGAAGTTGGAGAGATAACGGAGATTATGGAAGAGGATTAGAGACAGGGGATACCGAAATAGGTACTCAAGATTTCCCAACACCTCCTAATGAGGGAAATATACATTTTACAGGAGGTAATTTCCCTCACGAAAACAGACCACCTTATTATGCATTAGCATTCATTATATATACAGGTGCATAAAACAGAAGATTAAAAGAAGATATTTATAATAAAGTACTATGGCAATAACATTTAGAACAAGTCTAGGAGCAGCTCTCACCCATGCACAAATGGATGAGAACTTCTCTTCTGTTTACTTCTCAAGTTCCATTCACAATATACCTAACTCTACTTCAAAAGAGTTAAAATTATGGTTCGATAACGATACAGACCCTTTAACATACCACAGTGTTGAATTACCAGCACCAGGAGGAGGAACAGTAACAATAGATGGTAATCAAAACAATAATGTACTAACAGCAACTGGAGGGACATCACTTCAAGGAGAATCAAATCTTACTTTTGATGGAAGTATACTAACCCTAGCCGGTAGGTTTGAACCAGTAGATACAGTAGGAAATCTAAGTATAGGAGCTGGTGCAGGTCTAGCAGCAACTGCTGGAAGTAATATACTAATAGGAGCTCTTGCAGGACAGGATATAGGAGGTACAGATAACGTAGCGATAGGGGATAATTCTCTTGTAAGTGCAGATCAAGTAAGTAGTACGGTAGCAGTAGGGGATTATTCATTAGTAAATCTTACTACAGGGCATAGTAATACTGCAATAGGAGTTCAAACAGGTGAGAATGTACAAGCAGGAATGGGCAATATCTACATAGGGTATGCAGCAGGACCTCTTACAAATACTCCAACACAGAATAACAAACTATACATAAATAACTCACCAGACGATACACCTCTTATTTTAGGTGATTTTGCTACAGGTCAAGTAACCTTCCACAGCCAGGTGTCTGCATCGGTTTTCTCTGGTTCTTTCATAGGAAACGGAGCAGGATTGACAGGAGTAACAACTGAATGGGACGGTACTAGAAACGGTTTTGCACAAATAACAGGATCGTTAATTGTATCAGGTTCAACACCTACTACAGTTCAATTTCTAAACATGACTGCAATATCAGGATCTGTATTTTCAGGATCATTTGTAGGAGATGGATCAGGGTTAACAGGTATTATTGCCAACTCAGAATGGGATGGTACTAGAAATGGAAATGGAGAGATAACAGGATCATTTATTGTATCAGGTTCTTCACCGACTATTAACTTAAAAGGTGTTACAACCATTGATGAAAATATTAAAATACATAACCCAGACGGTTCATCAATAGGTATAGGGACAGGTACACTAAACAACACATCAGCTGCTAGTGTAGCATTAGGAGCATACGCAGGAGCAGGAGCAGATAACAGCACTACCTCAATAGGCTATTCAGCAGGTCAGAATGCTGGAGGTGAATCATCATATTTAGGGTACCTTGCAGGAGGAGGTAACAACGGTAAATACTCAACAGGGATAGGGAGTCTAGTGTTAACTAAAGCTAATGAATCGAGTTTTGAGACTGCCTTGGGGTACTTATCTTTATTTAAAGTAAATCAAGGATATGGAGATGTATCAATAGGTGCAGAAACCCTATCAAACTTAGAAGAAGGTGCATACAATACAGTTGTAGGTACAGGGGCTTTTAAGAACCTTATTAGAGGTAGAGGGAATGTAGCTTTAGGTTTTGAAGCAGGAAGTCCTAAGTTAGAAAAAGGAGGCTATGACAATGTATACCTAGGGCCTTATACAGGACGTGACGATGTAGTTTATGAAGAAAATCAACTTTATATAGATAATAGAAGAACAAACGATGCTTTAATAAGAGGAGATTTTAGCGATAGAATATTAACATTTAATGCATTACAGATATTCCTACCAGGATTATTAAATGAATCTGATCAATCCCCAGGAAATTTAGCAGCAATTAATGCACTACCATCTGGAGCTCTTTATAAGAGTTGGGACCTTGTAGTAGTTAAGCCATAATAGTAGAAAATAAAAATAAAAGAATATGCCAACAATCGGTAATCTAACAGTAGTAGGGCCTTTAATAGTATCAGGATCTATAATAATGCAGTCAGGAAGTGCTTTTCAAGGAAGTGGATCCTTTACTGGTTCTTTTTCTGGATCTTATGTAGGAGATGGATCAGGGTTAACAGGAATAACAACAGCCAACTGGAATGGAATTAGAAGCGGTAGTGCAGGTATTACAGGCTCTTTAACAGTTGTATCCGGAAGTACTTCACTTCAAGGAGTAACTATAGGGAGTACCTTAACCATATCAACAGGGAGTGCTACAGCAGCTAGTGTTAATGTATTTCACTATGCAACAAGCAGTCTCTCAGGAACAAATGTTTTAATGACTTTCCCGATATCTGCTTCAGCAGGTTATAGTGGATTTAAAGCAGACTACGTACTAACAACTGCTACTGAAAACGAAAAGAAAGTAGGTACATTACTAGGTAGCTGGGATAGATCGGGGAATGCAAGTATAACAGATAACCACGTAGTAGCAACAGGTGATGCAATATCAAGCTCTTTTAGCTTAGTTGCTTCATCTCTAACATCTGCTTCATTATATGTAGATGCAGTAGGAGGTAATTTTGAAATAAACATGCTAGTAACAGCATTTAAGAGACCAGTATAAAATAATATAAAACATGGCTAACGAACATATCATAAGTAATAATACACAGATATCAGGCTCACTTAACGTAAGTGGTGCAATATCTGCATCTGCATTCTACGGAGATGGATCAGGTTTACTTTACGTAACAGCTTCCTCACAGTGGAACGGAGTATTAACAGGTAGTGTAGATATTACAGGATCCCTTAGAGTAGAAGGTGGAAATATAGATTTAAGATTCTCATCAGGAGCATCAGGATCTTTTTCAGGATCTTTACAAGGAGATGGATCAAAGATAACAGGACTAAGCCTAAATGGATATCAAGCATCAGGAAGTAACTTTACAGGTTCTTTCTCAGGATCATTTACAGGAAACGGTTCAGGATTAACAGGAGTAACTGCTTCTTTCTTTACAGGATCCGTAACAAATGCTACATCAGCTTCTTTTGCAAGTACAGCTTCATATTGGAGCGGTTCGATAGCAAGTTCTTCTTATGCAGTATCAGCTTCATTTGCTGCAACAGCATCATACTGGAGTGGATCATTTACAAGTGCACAAACAGCATCATACGTTAACTCTTTAGTACAGGATGTACAGTTAACAGGATCTTTAGATATAACAGGTAGCCAAACAGTATCATCAACATTAGAAGTAACTGGTAAAATACGATCTACAGCAGGAGTTGACATAGTACCGACAAATGGAATACACTGGAAAACAGGAGGATTTAATACAACAGCAGTAGGGTCAGTAATATATAACGATGGTATAAGATTTTTCTCAAATGGACTAGTAACACCTAGAATGTTTATTAGTTCAAGCGGAAATATAGGTATTGCAACTATAACCCCAACTCTAGGAAAATTACAAGTAGAAGGAAATATCTACGCTACATCTGTAACAAGTTCTTTATTAGGAACAGCATCTTACGCCTCTCAAGCATTATCTGCTTCTTGGGCACCAATCCCAGTATCTGCTTCTTTTGCAACAACTGCTTCTTATTTTAATACAAGTGCATTAACATCATTAACAGCATTTAATACATTTACAGGTTCATTTAATACTGGATCTTATACCGGATCATTTACAGGAAACGGATCTGGGTTAACAGGTATAGCAGCAGAGTGGGATGGATCTTTATCTGGAAGTGCAAGTATTACAGGATCATTAATAGTAACAGGTACTGTAACAGCAAATACATTTGTAGGAGACGGGGCAGGAATAACAGGAATTGTTTCACCCACAGCCATTACAGCATCTTATGCAATATCGGCCTCATACACAGATGTAGTAGGGTTAGCAACAACAGCATCTTATACATTATTTGCAGAATCTAGTAATACAGCTTCTATAGCAGGAACAGCAGCTTTTGCAGAATCTAGTAATACAGCTTCTATAGCCACTTCTGCTTCATTTGCAGCAACAGCATCATACTATAATGGAAGTGTAATATCTGCTTCTTTTGCAACAAACGCAATAACAGCAAGTTACTTACTAGGAACAGTTACTGCTTCTTATTCAAATACATCTATATCAGCTTCTTATGCAGCAACAAGCTCTTACGCTACTTATGCATTATCTGCATCATATATAGATGTAGTAGATCAGACAGGTGGAACAGGTCCTTACTATCCATTATTTAGCGATGGTACAATAAACAATAGAATATATATTGATAGTTCTTTATATTCATATAATGCTACAACAAATACATTAACTGTAACAGCTTCAAGAGCAGTAACGGCATCTCATGCTTTAACAGCATCTTACTACAATGGAAGTGTGGTATCAGCTTCTTATGCTCAAACAGCATCTTTAGCACCAGGATACTTACCACTTACAGGAGGAACAGTATCAGGAGACTTAACAGTAACAGGAAATCTAACAGCACAGCAATATATAGTATCTTCATCTGTAACATATTTTACTGAATCATTCTCTTCAGGATCTACTAGATTTGGAGACACTTTAGATGATACACATCAATTTACTGGTTCTTTATCAGTAACAGGTTCTTTTCAAGTAAGTAACAATTCAGCAGTAGCAGGTATAACAAATGCAGGTTCATTAAGATATAGAACATCAGGAAATAATTCTTTTGTAGATATGTCAATGCAAACAGGAGCTTCAACTTACGAATGGGTAAACATAGTACAAAATAACTGGTAATAAAGTAAAATAAAATGGCAAAAAAATATACAGCTGATTCAGTAGAGGCTACATCATTTACAGGTTCGTTATTTGGAACAGCTTCCTATGCAACAACAGCATCTTTAGCACCAGGATACTTACCGCTAACAGGAGGAACAGTATCAGGTAATATAACAGTAACAGGAACAACACAATTAAACGGCAGTACAGCTATAACTGGTTCTTTATCACAAGGACCAACTGGTAATATAGTAATAGGACAGTACTCTCATGCTGAAGGAAATTCTACATCAGCATCAGGTAACTATTCACATGCCGAAGGAAATTATACAAGAACAGTAGGACAATACTCTCATGCTGAAGGAAGTTATACACTAGCATCAGCATCGTACTCTCATGCTGAAGGAAGTGAAACAACAGCATCAGGTAACTATTCACATGCTGAAGGATATCAAACTACTGCAAGAGGAACATACTCACATGCTCAAGGTATTACTACAATATCATCAGGATCTTATTCACATGCAGAAGGAGTTAGTACAATAGCACAGGGGTATGGATCACATGCAGAAGGAAGTGAAGCAATAGCTGTAGGAAATCGCTCACATGCCGAAGGTCGAAAAACATCTGCATCAGGAGATTACTCTCATGCTGAAGGATACTTCACAATAGCATCAGGATCTTACTCACATGCCGAAGGATTTACCACAGAAGCAATCGGGGATGCTTCACATGCTGAAGGATATACTACTTATGCAAGAGGAACATACTCACACGCTGAAGGACAGAATACACAAGCATCAGGATCTTACTCACATGCTGAAGGTATTAACTCAGTAGCAATAGGGTTAGCATCACATGCAGAAGGGTATAACACAATAGCATCAGGAAACTACTCACATGCAGAAGGAGACTCTACCATTGCATCAGGAAATTCATCACATGTAGAAGGCCTTCAAACCATATCATCAGGATCTTACCAACACGTTCAAGGGCAGTTTAACATTACATCATCAGCACAGTCTGCTTTCATAATAGGAAACGGAACATTTGGAAATAGATCAAATCTAGTACTTGCATCAGGATCTCAATTTCAAGTAACAGGATCAGTTATTGCTACTCAAGGATTAACAGGTTCTCTACAAGGAACAGCTTCTTACGCTTTAAACAGCGGAGGTGTAGCAGCTTTTCCATATACAGGAAGTGCTTTAATAACAGGTTCATTAGGAGTAACAGGAAGTCTTTCACAAGGATTAGCAAATATAGCAACTGGAAACTTTTCACATGCCGAAGGTACAGGATCAGTAGCAATAGGGGACTATTCACATGCTGAAGGAGAAAGAACAATAACACAAGGACAGTCATCACATGCAGAAGGACTAAGTACCAGAACAGTAGGGTATGGATCACATGTTGAAGGAAATCAAACACGTACTGACGGTTCTTTTTCACATGCCGAAGGATACTTTACATCAGCATCAGGATACAGTTCACATGCAGAAGGAAGTTCAAGTACAGCATCAGGGTTTTATTCACATGCTGAAGGATCTTATACCCTAGCACAAGGAGCAGTATCCCACACTGAAGGAGGCTACACAACAGCCTCAGGAGACTACTCACATGCAGAAGGAGAGACCACAATAGCATCAGGATCTTATTCACATGCAGAAGGAAGTCAAACATTATCACAAGGAGTGTCTTCACACGCTGAAGGAATAAGTACAATAGCATTAGGAGAAGGTTCACACGCAGAAGGAAGCTTAACATCAGCAGTAGGCGACATATCTCATGCAGAAGGACTTAGGACTATAGCAAACGGAATAGCTTCACATACTCAAGGACTATACACAACAGCTTCAGGAAACTATTCTCATGCAGAAGGCTCAGGATCACTAGCTTCAGGTATGGCAGCACATGCTGAAGGATTCTTTACAATAGCATCAGGGTCTTCTTCTCATGCAGAAGGGTATCAAACACAGGCAGTAGGGGAAACCTCACATGCAGAAGGAGTAATTACATTAGCATCAGGATATGCCTCACATGCTGAAGGCTCTACTACAAAAGCATCAGGAAATTATTCACATGCGGAAGGAGGCACCGCACACGCAAGAGGAGATTTTTCACACGCTGAAGGATTTAATACACTAGCATCAGCATCTTTTGCACATGCTGAAGGGCACAATACAACAGGATCAGGATACGCTTCACATGCTGAAGGCTTTAGTTCAAAAGCAACAGGTAACTACTCACATGCAGAAGGGTACAGTACAGTATCATTTGGACTTGTATCACACGCTGAAGGGTCAAGCTCATTATCCTACGGTGATGCTTCACATGCAGAAGGACTTCTTACAACATCATCAGGAGATTTCTCACATGCTGAAGGATTCTTTACAGTAGCAACAGGTTCATGGTCACATGCTGAAGGAGAGATTACAACAGCATACGGTACAGGATCTCATGCTGAAGGATTAAATACTAATGCGATAGGTGACTACTCACATGCAGAGGGATACCTGTCAACAGCTATAGGGATATATTCACATGCAGAAGGACTAAATACTACAGCAACAGGAGTTATTGCTCACGCAGAAGGATCTGTAACTTATGCAGAAGGAGAAGCAGCACATGCTGAAGGAAGGCAAACAGTAGCTTCAGGACAATGGTCTCATGCAGAAGGAGAGTGGACACAAGCATACGCAACAGGATCACATGCTGAAGGGTATTTCACAGCAGCATCAGGAAGCTACCAACATGTTCAAGGACAGTACAACATATCATCATCAGCACAATCTGCTTTTATAATAGGAAACGGAACAGCAGATGGATCTAGAAGTAACTTAGTATTTGCATCAGGATCTCAATTCCAAGTAACAGGATCAGTTATTGCTACTCAAGGATTTACAGGATCTTTCTCAGGAGATGGTTCTGCTTTAACAGGGGTAACAAGTACTCCTATTGCTTGGTT